AAGCGATATCATTTAACTTATTATACAGACTTTTCATAAAAAACAAATTATGCCAATCTTCTTTTTTATCAAGAATGCGTTTGAACGAGTGTTCTTCACAATACTTAAGGAACGTCTTATAGCAAGGATTAACTTCAACTGCTAATTGCTCTTTATAATACTCTTTTTCTTCTGGAAGCGATTCATACTTATCCAAACAAAATATATCTAAATTTCGTTTGAATATTTCTCGCTGTTTTTCGTCTAGCATATAGCTTGGATCCTCAAAATACCTTTTAACTGATGCTTTACCAAAGCGGGGGATACCTGGGACATTATCCGACTTATCACCTGTTAAACATTTTGCTGTAAACCACTGCTCTACAGAACTATACCCTGTCTGTTTTTCGAAATTATTTTCTTCGAAAAACTTTTTCCGAATAGGGTCATATAAAGTACACTCTTCACTAACTAGTTGTAAAAAATCTCTATCTACAGAAATTATAACCTTCGAGCCTTCGTGCTCTCTGCAAATATACGCAACAATATCATCAGCTTCTAATTCACGAGGGAAGATAGAGTTAATTCCCATAGAATAGAGAATCGATTTAATTACCTCATTATTTTGATGTGGAGTGGAATCTTTTGACCTATTACCTTTATATTCCTTTAGTATACTCTTACGTATATTGGGTTTATACTCTTTCTTTTCATCCCATACAAATACTGTATTATCCGGAACAAACTGCTTCACGTAAGAGCTCACAGCGTTAAGCGTAAAGTATATATGGAAGTTACTTACCTGGTAATCCGAGTGGTTTTCCGTCTTTTTCGACTGAGCTTTCGCTGTATAAAACGTTCGGTGTATTAAGTTGTTTCCGTCTATTATCAGAGTTTTCATTCTTTTTATATTGTGCTTCGACAACAGAATATACCTTTTTAGGTAGCTTCTCTACTAATGTTATTATATTATTGTTCCTTCCATTATCAAATGATTCTCTCGGAACTTTAATATTTTCCATTTTTGGAAGGGAAAGACAACCAATCGTATCTTCCATCAACTCAACTATAGCAAACATTTGACCTACGTAGTCACCGGTTTCTACAGCGTATATCTCTCTTTTACAACAACTCATCTGGACCCGGGGGATTTAACCCTTTCATTGAATGTGTTTCAGATGCAAAGTATTTTAATAAAAAGGAATTTAGAGCTTCTGCTTGTTGTGGTGTATTTGCCGCTTTTATGTCTAAATGCCTACCGTTGAAGTCATACCCTAATAAAATGTAACAATCTAAATATTCACTAATTATAGAAGATATCCTATACGCTAAATCTTTACGTCGTTTAAACGTTTTTTTCTCCTTGATACTTTCCTTGAGAGCTCGTTCAACCATTTCTCTCAGCTCTTCATCATTATCGAAGCTTTGATCTTGATCTTCATCACCCATATTATTATTTATTTAAAAAATCACTTTCATCCTTCTGACGAACGCCGCTCTTTAAGAGCTTTTGAACAACAACTTCAATAGAATCGGTCTTTAAACTAAAATTACTATTAAAAATTTGATTACCATCGTAAAAAGAAAACAAATATTCCCCTTTAAACGGCGTATTTTCAAAACATGTAACAAATACTGAAGCTCCACCCGGGTCAATTAAAACTGTCCACTTACGCGGATCTCCTTCGCGATACTTATCAAACACACGCCAAGTAACAAAATCATTATCCTTTAGTCTCTTAATAAAGTACCCCGGTGTTTTTAGTTTATTTTTCTTTTGGTTCACAATCATTGAGTCAAGGCTGATATTATATACTTTAATTTAATATCGTTGCTTTGAATATCAAATACAACAACACCATACTCAGTATTAACTCTTACAGTAAACTCTTCATCAATTACAGATAAAAGTCTTATATTATCCAAATTTACCGGTATAGGATCTAACGTGAAGTCAGCACTGCAAACAGACAACGTAAAGTTATCTGTATTATGTCTAGCTCTATCTGTGAGCTCAGCCATTAATTTATTGTTATCAGTATAAAAATAAATCTTGTTAGTTTCATGAGCAAATCCACAACCTTTAAAAATACGCTGTAAAGTATTTTTGTCTAATTTAAACTCAACATCGTATGTAAACTTATTAATTTTATCTAAATTAATATTAGGTCGAGTTATAAATCCCTCTTCATAGAGATGGTATTTAAATTTAATATCAGCGCCTTTATATTGAATATTGTTTTGATTAATAATTAAATCAACGCTTTCACCTTCAATAGTATCAAGGACGTGCTTGAGCTTTTTAACATCAGGTATATTTAAAGTGCCTTCTGCCCCTTCAATACCTTCTAACTCAGTATGGAGTATTAATGTACTATCTATACTCGAAACAAGAGCTACTACCTTCTGATCCTTAATATCAAGGATTACTCCCTGATCATTAATTTTTGATATAGCGTCTAAAAATTTAAGAAACTCGCTTTTGTTTGTTAGCTTTAGAAGGTTTTCCATTATCTAATTTTAAACTTATTTCTTTAAGAATCAAATTTTGTTTTTCGAGTATACTAATAAGCTTGTCTACTTTACTCGGTTCGCTAAAATCTAAATCTAGTTGCCCAGGTTCTCCTTCTGGGCCTTTTGGTCCTACAGGTGGTGAGGGTATAGATTGTTGCTGCAATTCCTGCGCGGCTTGCTCCGGTGTGACTGAAGTTACTTGCGGAGGTAATGCCTCTGGAGGTTGTTCCTGTTGTGGTGGCGCCTGTGGGTGTGGCCTTTGAACAGTTGGCATTCTCGCTGTTTGTTCGAAAACTTGCTTTAACTGGGTAGAATTGGGAGATAGATTCCCGGTCTGACCAACAATCATTTGATCTTGTTTATGAGCATGGCCATAAGTCTGGCCCATAAACTGCATAACAGCAGCTTTTTGCTCTGGTGTCATTGGTGGCTCTTGCATATTAGAGATCCTTTAACAAGTCGTCAATATCTTCTTCTACCGTGTCATTAGCAACAGCTACTGGCTCTGGCTCTGCTGGAGTTGCTTCCGGAACGGGCGCTGTTGTCTCCGGAGTAGTATCTTCAGTCTTGCAATAGTAATGCTCATTGAACATTTCCTTAAGATCATCATAAGACTTAAGAGTAAACACCTCGGTAAGATCAAACACACCGTCGTAAATATCTTTTTGCTGGTCTTCCGAAAGATCAACTTTACCAGCAGCGGTAAATCTCGAAGAAACGTATGTCGGAAAATCGCCTTGCTGCTCAACCTTGATCTTAAAGTTTACACCTTCAGAGCCAAGATCGAAAATACGTGGACCAAACTCTTCAGCATCTTCACCTTCGATAGCTTCAGTAATAATTTTTTGAAGCTGCTTACCATACCGGAGAATTTTTACCTTGCCGTTGTTATCCGGATTAACTGGATCATCAATAACGTAAACATTTACAAGCCACTTTTCCAAGCGACGTACAGCACTCATTTTTTCTTTTTCCTCTTCACTTCCAGTCCGAAGAACCTTAAAACGCTCTTCCGCGATAGGATCACGCTCACCAAACGTCTGCGGACTTAACGTCTGCACATACTGTCCAGTAGCAAAAGAATTCCACCCGTGATTGTAATAATGAAAAAATGTCTTACTAGGATCTTTTGCAAAAGGCAAAAGTCTAACCGTAAACGTATTACCGACCTTAGTCTGCATAATTTCGTTGAATGTAGCAGAGCCCTTACTATCAGAGCTTGCTAACGCGTCTTTAATTGATTGAAACATTGAAGTATTAAAAGTACTCATGCCATAATTATAACGACTGCGCGCTGAACTTCAACAGTTTTTGTTCTATTATTTTCAGACCCTTTTTTGCCTTTTCCTTAAGCGATTTGGAACTTAAAAATTTAATACGTGTCTTGGAATATAAATCTATAAAATCAGGTATAAACCAATTGAATATTTCTGTATCTATATCTTTTACTGCTGTATCCATATAAAGCGCGTGTAGTGTATAGAAATTGATATGGTGGTTTTTTAAATGATAAAATACTTCTGGTATTGCACTATCCGGTAAAAGATCCGAAGCTACTCCCGGTATATATGTTTTATATTCCTGGAGTGTTATTTTTTTATCATCGCAGTAATTGTAAATAAATTTTAAACATTCCTTTAATGTATCGATAGTATCTTCACTATCCGGGTCTTGTGTTTCCTTATCCTTACAATACATTGAATAACATTTAATTGCTCTTCTCGTATTAAAAAAAGATAAGTCAAAGTAATTATCTGCACCATACACCTTATAAGGGGCAATAAAAAAATCGCTATAATTTATATGCGTATATTTTGATAAAAGTAAGTTAAGCTTCTTTAGAGCTACTTCATCTTTACTTTCTAAATTATCAAAATTCTGTCTTAGCCGGACTGGCTTGTTCTTTGCTTTTCGAGACGCGTATAAAAAACTGTTATATATAGATTTTTCCTTTTCATTAATCATAACTTGATGTTTGAATTAGCATTAAGGAACTTTGTAATATATTTCGATTTGGTAATCGAAGGTTCAAAGTCTATAAATAGTTTAACTACATCAAAGTTAGTTTCAATGGTTAAAAGGTCTTTTAGAATATTTCTAAGTCGCTCCTCCTGTAATACCAAGATAAACACATTTTGTAATGAGAGCTTTTTGCCCTTTAATAGAGAACAAAATGTACAAAAGCACATTAACAAGTGATCAGATTCGTCCCTAATTAACGTAGAGGAAGGAGATTTGGGTGTATTAACAACTAGCATGGGACAAACTCCTTGGTTAAGGTTGCAAATCTATCAGTTAACCTACCGCCAGCAGCAGAGGCGTGTCCTCCACCATCACATAGTTTACGAGCTAGTATACTAACATCAACATCACATAATTTCGATCTTCTAAATGACACCGTCTTAGCTTGTGTATTGACTATAATGCTAATATCAGCTTTATGCTTTTTAATTAAGTAGTGTGCTAGTTCACTTATTGCATAGTTCGCAAAAGTAGCAACAACATTATAGTTTTTTACCGTACCCTTAAAGGTGTCATTGGTTAATTGGTCTTTAAATTTTTTAAAGTAAAGCTTAATAGCGTTTTTTTCTTGAATAGTAAATTCTCTTAATCCAGCTTCGAACGCATTAATAAAATTTTCCGTCTTTGGAGAATTAAGATTGTAATATATTGCATTAAGTTTTAAAGAATCTTTATTTTCAGCATTATACCAGTCGTATGATTCAATGCACTTTATTAATTCGCGTTGTTCAGTTGTTAAATTGGATAAATGCGATTTAAATTTTTCGTATATTAAACTCACACTTGAATATGTATCTGAATCAATTATAACTTTAGCTTTTTTATATAAGTGCTTGTTAGTAGCATGATTTTTATGTGTATCAATAACCACAACATTTTCTCTATCTACAAGATGTACTTGTTCGGTTGTTAAATCGAGATCTGCTATATATACTCTGTCATAATGATCTAGAGTGTGCAGCGCCCCTTTAAACCTGCCCGTTAACGTAGATTCAGAAACATCCTGTATACTGAAGGTATCAGCATCTTTATATAACCACTTTAACACTAGTGCTGATCCAGCTCCGTGTAAGTCGATATCTGTCCATACTTGGATATTCACTATTATTATTTACAAAGAGTTCCTTATGATGCAAGTCCAGCTAATGCGTTAAGAGTCTCCATGCTATCGTCTTCAAATTCAACATCATCTGCTTCTTCAATTGAAAGAGTAGAGTAGTTAATGCGCATAGCTTGTGATGTACCTCTCGGACCGTACCGGTTTTTCATCATTCCTAATCTGATAATTCCTAATTCTCTATCTTCTTCATTTTGAAAGATAGAGCATATAACATCTGCTGTTGCTGCTAGGCCAATAGATTCTGAAATAGTTGCAAGATCCGGATTATCTGTATCAAACCCCGCGCGGTTAAGCTGCGTTGCAGAAATGATAGGACAATTAAACAGATAGCTCATTGCACGTACTTGTTCAGTAACATGCTTAATTCGTTCATATGAATTATTACCCATTGTCGAGTGCATAAGGTTAAGATAGTCGAGTACAATCGCATCTAACTCAATACCTTGTTCTTGAAACTTTTTAATAAAACCTTTTAACTGATTTGGAGTAATGGTTGATGGTGGAAACTCCTTAATAAAAATTTTACCTTTTTCTTCGCTTATAGCTTGTTTAATAGCTGGAGTATTACCAACTAACTCCTTCATAGGTACCTTTGTTACATTAGTACAAATACGTCTAGCGTACAAAAGCTCTGACATCTCTAATGTTACTAATAAAACATTCTTACCTTCATGTGCAATATTATGTGCAATGTTTCCTAAAAAGATAGATTTACCAATATTCGTTTCACCAGCGAAAACGTACAAGGATTTACCTGCCTCTAAAAAACCACCACCTAAGTTATTATCTAACCATTCCCACTTACTTGGAATATGTCGTTCAACGGAGTTAATATCATCTATTAAAGTGTCAATATTAGAGTATAGGTCTAATCCTAAGTCGGTTACAAGACTAATGTTACATGATTTTTCAAATTTATCTAAAACATCAGATGTATCTACCTTACCACTAGATACATCTTCTGCTACGTTAAGCATTGTATGATAGACAGCTTTTTCTTTTAGGAACTGTTCCGTATTATCATATAATTCATCACGATCTAAGTTTTTATCGATATCGTTAAATGATTGAACTAGCTCTTTAAACGAACTCTTTTGTTCATCTGATACTAAATACGATTTAATCTCTGTTACAGTAGGAAGCTTATTTCGATTTTCTGAAAAGTCCTTAATAATAGAAAAAATGCTAGCAATTGCTTTATTTTTAAAGTAGTCTGGTTGAACAAAGTCAGCAATAGAAGCGAGATAAGTCCCATCTGTAAGAGACTTATACATGAGGACATTTTCAAAATAATCTAAGTCCAGTTTACTCACAATATAATAGTATTATAGGTTATTTCGTTTTCCACTTGTCTAAAAACCACTGCTGACCTTTGTTAAACTCCTTGGTAAAGGAAGTAAGACCAGGAGAGTTATGTGTTATTAAAATATCACCTACACCTAATTTAAATCCTTCTTTATGACATTGCATAGAATAATCTAAATCATAAAAATGCCATTTAGATGGACAATCTTCATCAAAGCGAACCTTTTCAAACACGCGTCGGTGAATTGCTAAAAAGACACCATCAAGTAACACAACTCGTTTCGGGTATTTACCAAAAGCTGTCATATGTTTATTGGTTTCGTTTCCATGAGCAACTGCTCCGTACAAATTACCTGATCCAAAACCACCGCCCATTAAATGCCATAATGCTGGTGGTTTTAATTTTACTTCTGTCGTACCAGCGCACCCTACAACATCAAACTTCTCAAACAAACTATCTAATTTACTTTCAGAATAATTTTCTAGGATGACATCGTCGTGAACTAATACCAACTTTTGCACATTTTCTTGTAAGGCAAAGTCGATAGCTTTGTTATATACTTTTTGTAGTGAGTCTTTATTATTTTCCTTAAAAACTACAGTATCATTTTCTGTTGTTTTCCATAATAATGTATCTTTTTCTTTACCTGCTGTTGCTGAAAATATCATTGTATTTATCATATAAACGAAAACGGAGAATCGTGTTTAAATTTACCTACCTTGTTCCATCTACGTGTTTTGTTATTCAATTTAACTATTACGCCTTCCGAGAGTTCCTTAAAACCGGTTCCAGCCATTGTTGAATAGTCACCCTTTGTGTTGCAATGAAGAATTGATCCTGATCTCGCGAGAAACACTTCATTAGTATCACAAAATACCATGCTTAAAGCATACGTACCAGCTAACAACTGCAATGTCTTTTTAATAATTGGAACAGGGTTAACTGTTACTACTCCTTTACTGTGTTCTTTTTGTGTAAAGTGTTCTAATACATTAACAATTACAGCTGTATCTACACTATTTTGTATAAAACTACAATATTCTCTTTTAAGTTTTTTATGATTAGTTAAAACACCATTATGCGAAACCATCCATGAAAGAGATTCAAAAGGATGTGAAGTATCATACTCCCACGTTCTTTTTGCTGAAGTTGGAGCCTGTACATGTCCTAAAAAATAATCAGCACTAGGCTCATATGTATATTTATCGAAATCTATATCACCTTGCTTTTTACGTATAAATTGATCATCTTCTGACAAGCTCACTACGCTGCTAGCAAAATTACCTCGTTGCTTATTAGCTTCATATAACACCTCAAACATCGAAGTATCAAAAGATCCAAAAATAGCGCACATAATGTATATTAATATATCTTGTTAGATTATCAATTGTTACAACACTGTTGTATTTAAATTTTTTAAATATCCCGGAATCCACTCTTCACAAAAATCTTTACCTCGTCCGCAAAAATGGCGAACATAAGGAGATGTATCGGGATCCGTAGGTAAATTAAAGTGTTGTAATATACCGTATGGTAGTACTACGCTATTATCTTTTAGTCTTTCTACGTTACTTCGCCACATCTCTCTAAGAGCGCCTTGATCCCATGCTCTAATAAGTGACGTGTGTTTATCTATTTGTATACCTCTTGCTGCCCACTTTTGCAAAATATTAATACACCTAGGTGTATTTTTTATAATCATAATACCAGTGTTTATTTCATGCTCAATGTAATTAATAAAATCTATGTCCGGGTACTGTTTCTGTAGTTGTTTAACAGAGGCTTGATCCTTTTCCGTGAGAACCGACCAAGATATCTTAGAATCAACGGGCGTGAAAGTATTACGTGCATACGTAATATCTACAATGTCATTATTTTCGTCTATACGATGAGAGTCACTCCACTTTGCAAGACCTCGAAGACCTTCAATTTTTTTATGAGAATCACTCGGGTGGTCTTGACTTAAAATTAGGTCTTTATCGCTATATAACTTAATAATATCTTCAATTCGGCCCTTGTCAGTATAAAAATGTGCATCAGCATCAATCCACACAATATAATCATAATCTGTTATATGCCCTAAAAGCATAGGTACTTTTTCCCATGGTGGTTCATTACGAAAATCGTTACCACTTGGTTTGTCGCAATGTATTAAGTCATAGCCATGTTTATTGCAATATATTTTATTAATTGCGTAAGATGCATTAGCAAATCTCGCACCATACACATCATCAAACCACATTAAAACTGCTATATTTAGATCACTCATTTTTCCCAATCAAACTTAAAACCGGGTTCCCACATATAAGAGTTATCAACATACCGGCTCGAGGGACCATCCGGTCCTTCTTCTCTAATACGTTCACAGATTTTTCGCATTCTTAGTATATGCGGGCTAGGTTCAGCTACAGACTGTCTACGTTCTTCAGGGATCCTCCAAAACAAATCAATATTACCAAACTTTGTATCTTTAGCTAAGCTATAATCTGGGTAATCAACACCATCAATAGTAAACCACTTTTTCTTTTTCTTTTTTGGTTTTTCGATTCCTAAATTTTTAAGCGTCTTTTTACCTAGTCCTTTTACTTTAAATAGATCTTCATTATTTCTAAAAGGCCTAAACCCTAAAACACGTTTAGCGGTGGTCCTACCCACACCAGGCAGTTTACACAGCTCTTTCTCTGTCAATTTGTTAAAATCCTTATAATTTAGCTTCATAGGTATAAATATATTATATGAGTTCCTTCGATTATACCGACAATTTTAGTGGCTTTAATGATTTAATCAACAGATCTACTTTTCTCACAGAAGCTAAAAGATCTCCTTATGAAAAATACCACCCTTCTTTTGGTGGTGTTACAAAAGATCTAAGATCTGCTGGGTTTAGTTCGGCACCTCTTGATACAATTAATTTTATTAGAACAACCCTATATGATTTAGAGTTAATAAGTGATGATGAGCTAGCAGCTGCAAAACAAGGTGCGGGATTTGCTGCTAAGAAAAATAACCTTTTAGCTTTGTTGGATGCCAAGGCAGATGTAATTGAACAAAACAAAGATGATATTGCAGCTGCTATTGAAGACGGGCTGGCTCGATACATTAATAGAGCGACCACAAATAGAGGGAAAGAAGAAAAATATGCGGCACAAAAAGCAGCTTTAGAACTAGCTAAAGACATTAAAGCAGGTGAAGATGTTGGTGATGCAGTAGAAGATACTGTTGGTCAACTGGATGCTGCAGAGTCTGAATTAGCTGACAGTTTGCAAATGTCAAAAGAAGATCCAACTACATTTATTGAGATTAAAATTAGAGATGCCGATCGGGTTGAAGATGTTGGTAATATTGTTTCGAAGTATGCTAATGAGGATGGGTTAGATATTAGTGGTGATACAGTTCAATTTTCTGTTGATCCAGGTACGCCGCTCGCTAAAGCGGTTGCAACACACGGTATAGATAAAATTGAAGCTGCGTTAAAGAGAGACGTTGATAAGATTAGTGATAGTGTAGTTGTTGTTATGGCCCCGGATGAAGATTACGAGCAGATCGATGACGATGAGCAAGAAGGCCCATCACTGGCAAATAGCCCAGGTGGTGCTCCTAGTTCTTATGCGGCTGGTGAAGAAGGCGGTGGTCTTACTACACCGGAAGATGCTGAAGATGAATGGAATGAGTGGGAAAACAAAAGAGAGAGAGCCCGGGATCGTGCACGAGAAGCGGAAGACAAAGGCGATTGGGATGAGTGGAATAGACAAGAAAATAAAAGAGAGGAAGCTCGTGACCGCGCTCGAGATGAGGAAGAAGATGAGTTTGATGGTCTTGAGCTTGATCACTTCTTAACTAAAGAGCAGCCAGAAGATTATATTCCATCAACTGATTACGAGGATGTTTTAGATAGGCTTGTTAAAAAAGATAAAGAAGAACATGCTAAGAAAAAGCTTAATGGTGATGACGATGACCCGGGTCATATTGACGATATGCGTGCAGAGTATCCGCCAGATCCATTTGGTGGTGGGTATGAAGATGAAGAGGACTTTAAATACAGTCCGATGCTCGACTCTTACCAGACCAATACTGCAGGTTATCTTACAGAGCAAGCAGCTTCAGACAAGCGTAATAAAAAAACAGAGGTTAAGAAGGAAACTTTTAAGGAAAAATACAAGCCTAAGACACACTGGCAGTTAGAAGAGCTTAGACGTTACGGTCTTTAAGCGCACTCTTTGCAATTATTTTCTTCGTATAGCTTATCCAACTTTTCTTGTTGGATATAAGTGATAGGATCTTTTAAACCAGCATCTACAAACCCCTTAACTCTCATACTACTCGATGGTGTAGTAGCATCTGCTAGTTTATCTTTTCTATCTGAATAACAAGTCCAAGTATCTTTGAACTTGACGCCTAGCCTAGCACCCTCTTTAATAATTTCAGCTTTAGACATTTCAAGTAAAGGAGCATCAATAAAGATTCTATTTTCTCTATTGAGATCAGTAACGTTGTTAACCACGTCTACAAACTCCTCACTACCATCCCAATAACCAGCTAGAGAGTCTACTTGAGCAGCACCATACCAAACTGTATCAGCACCAACACTCTCAGCATACGAAGAGCAAATAGATAGGAACATTAAGTTTCGAAACGGTACATATGATACCGGTTGCGCATCACCAGCCATTTCACTAATATTAGGATTATCAATATCTGTATTAGTTAGAGATGACGTTGGAGCAATATCCTTAATATATTTTACATCTAAGATTTTATTGGTTACAGTTAAATTAAACCAACCACTAAACAGCTTGTTAAAATTATCAATTTGTTTTTTAACACACGCTAGTTCGCGTTTATGCCTCTGCCCATAGTCAAAGGTTACTGTATGTATTTCATCATAGCCTCTATCCTGTGCCATATACAATAGCACAGATGAGTCCATGCCACCACTAAGCGTTAGTACTAACTTTTTCATTAATTAAATCATCTAACGAATTAATTTCATCCGGAGCCTCTTCTTCTTTATTGCTGTATGACCACTCATCTTTAATTCGTTCTTCAAGTTTTGGAAGAATAGTCTCTTCCCAAAGCTTTTCATCCTTTCTCCAATTCTTATAATAACCTAGCTTAGTACCATCTTCAAGCTGATAAGTTGCACCAGTTTGTACAACAGCACCAACACCCACAGCCAAATCAACTAAACCATAGTAACGATCAAGACCAGAAGAGAAAGACAAGTAGATTTCCCCTTCAAGGTATTGTTTAATAAATCGATTCTTTCGAGTTAGAGCTCGAATAATAATTCCGGAATATTTTTTCTGACCAACTGCTAATTCACCGTCAACAGTTTTACCACCGTCTGATTTCATTGGTTTACGCGCTAACTGAACTGTTACTGATGGGAGATAAACGCACGACTTACCACCTGGCATGTTCTTTTCAATAGAAGGAAACAAAGCAGTGGGGTCATCATAAACATGGTTAGTACAAAGAATAGTAGTTTGAGTTACTGACCCTAAATTAGTACAAGTTTGCATCAATGTTTTCATCGCACGTGCTTTTGTACCCATATCTGACGAAGTACTATCTTTACTCATGCGTGAAAGTTCCAATTCAGATTGAAGGTTAGCTAATGAATCAATAGCTACAATGAACTTACCCTCAAGACCCTTTTCTCTTACAGCCATGAGGAACTTATACAAAGAGTTACGTGCTTGTTCAATGCTAGTACAAGGAACATATTTTACTTTGCTAATATCAAGCCCTAATCTTTCAGCACCTTCAGGATCAATAGCATTTTCCGTATCAAAAATAACTGGAGTAAGTCCTTCATCTTGAGCTTTAGCTAAAATCTTCTGCACAAACAATGACTTACCGGTCATTGATTCACCAGCCAACATTGTTACTCTTCCTTTTGGTATACCACCATGAATAGAACCGGAAATAATAGCGTTAAGCACATATGAACCAGTATCAATCCACTCACCAACATGGCTAAGTGTGTTGTTATCGAGGTAAGTTGCAAAAGGGTTTACTTTATCAATAGCATCTAACGCGCTAGTAATATCTTTATCCATATATAAGATTATATTTTCTTATACAGAGTTTTCAACTGTCTAATTTGCTCCAAAAGATGTAAAACATTTGTTCCTCGAATGGTATCTGTTTGTATAGTCATAGGATAATTTA